AGATTGGCAAGACCTACTTCGGCACTAGGAACATCAACGTTAGCACGCGCGCCGGGGTGATCAAGGAGTTTTGGCCAAACCCATCTGGCGCGGTGCAGGTGACCGCGGATCAGCTGCAGTTCGCGCCGAGCGAGAGCAACCCCCTGAGCATGACCGATTTCGCGCTGGACGTGGCTGTCAGTGGTGAGGGCATGCACATCACATTCTGGCAGAGATAGCAAGATGCGAAAGACGTATGAGTACAAGGCCGTGGTGATCGAGGACAGGGGCTTTCTCAACGACCCGGAGTTTCTGGAGATGTTGAATCGAGAGGGCACCGACGGGTGGAAGCACAAGTCCGATCAGCCCATGGGGTCCAACAGGCAAGTGATACTGCTTGAGCGGGAGACGATGCATGACGGCTAAGTTGCTGCTGAAGATCGAGATCATCCCGCACGCGGATCAATGCTACCCAATGAGTGGAGACTGGACTATCGACTCCAATGGCTCGATCAGGGTGTTGGTCTCAGACACCGGTAGCGTTGAGACCGCGCTCTTGACTGGTGTGCATGAGGCGGTGGAGGCCATTCTATGTCGTGCGCATGGCGTCCTCGAGATGGACGTGTGCGCGTTTGACATAGCCCATGCACTCGAGCACGGGCTGGAGGACGCGGAGCCAGGGGCAGATCCCAAGGCGCCATACTTCAAGGAGCACGCCGTGGCGGACGTGGTGGAGAGGCTGCTAGCAGTTTCCATGGGCGTTCCATGGTGCGAGCATGATGCGAGGGAGGACGCCTTGTTCGTGGGCCAGGTCCCTGTGAGCGGCGACACAGTCGAGAGGCCTGTGGAAGATCCAACAATGTTTCAGAGGCGGTAGTGGCGAGGTGAAGCATGAAGTTTCTCATGGTGTCTGAAGACGGCATCGGCGCGCACGTTCTCAAGATGATCGAGAATGAGGGGAACGAGGTCTCTCTATACATCAAGCGTCCTGACTGCCGCGACATGTGGGATGGGCTCTTGCCCAAGGTGAAGAAGGTCAATCCGACGAAGGACACGGTGGTGATCTTCGATACCAGTGGATTCGGGAAGCTTGCGGACAAGCTCGCACGAGCCGGCATTCCCGTGGTGGGAGGCTCTGCCTTTGCCGATCGCCTCGAGGAAGATCGACAGTTCGGCTTGGACCTGATGGTGGAGGCCGGCATCAAGGTTCCGTTCTCGCAGGAGTTTGACAAGTTCGACGGCATCGAGGAGTTCTTGGCATCGCATGATGAGGGCAGGTTCGTGTTCAAGCCATCGGGAAAGAACTTGCCTAGCTTTTTGACTTACGTCTCGTGCGACAACGATGACTTGCTGGAGTACGTGGCATATGTCGAGAAGAACTATGGCAAGGATGTGGAGTCATTCGTGCTTCAAGAGTTCGTCGAGGGTGTGGCAGTGTCCACGGAGCTCTGGTGCGATGGCGAGAAGTTCATCAGGCCGGCCATCCACGACTTGGAGCTGAAGGCATTCATGGACGGGTGCTTGGGTCCTGCCACCGGCTGTGCAGGGAATCTCCTCTGGACGGAGAGCGGCAGTTGCCGCATATCCTCCAGTGGACTGGCCAGGGTCGAGAGTCAGGTGGTTGCGTCCGGACACGTCGGTCCCATGGACCTCAATGCGATCGTCAACGACGACGGCGTGTGGGGCTTGGAGTGGACTCCGCGCTTTGGCTACGACTCTACACCAGTTCAGATGTTCATGTTCAACAAGGAGGTGGGCAAGTTCTTTTCCGACATCGCGCGCAAGCAGCTCGACTACGACATGCCGTTGAAGGATGAGTTTGGAGCTGGCGTGAGATTCTCCATACCGCCATATCCCTTGGAACCCCCCGCTGTTGGAGATGCGCAGAAAGTTCGTCCGAATGGTGGCATCCCTATTAGGGGACTTACAGACAAGAACGCGGGGTCGTTCTTCTTTTATGAGGTGATGGAGGATGACGGCAAGTTGGTCCATTGTCCTGGCACCGGGATACTTGGAGTTGCCGTGGGCGTGTGCTGCAAGCCTTGGGAGGCGTGGGAGCTGGCATACGGCGCGCTGGGGGATTTGAAGGTGCCAGAGCTGCAGTATCGCACGGACTTGTCTGATAAGATTGGTTGCCTGTACCACAAGGTCGAGGCGCAGGACGGCGTGTCGATCGGGGCCATTCCAGAGATTGAGTTGGAGGAGACTCTGGGCGAGGAGGTGTCCGGGCAATGAGCAGTCGCGCGATAGTCGTGAATCCGATAATGACTTTTCCAACTCGTCAGAGCGAGTCGAAGGAGCCCCCGATCGATCCTGATGAAGGCGAGCAGCCGGTGAATTTGCTCGACCTCAAGCACCCTGAGTATGAGGCGCGATTCGAAACATGGCTCGACCTGTCACTGCTGTACGAGGGCGGTGCTGCACTCAAAGCTCGGTGTGAGCGCCTCTTGAAGAAGAGGCCCCGCGAGGATGAGGAAGTCTACGCGGCTCGCATGGACAGATCTACGTACCAGAATATCCTTGGCACTGGTCTTGGGTGGTATGGCGCGGCCCTATTCGAGACGATGCCCGAGATTTTCTTCAACGGCAAGAGTGGCAGTGAGGCGTACACGAAGTTCCTGCAAGATTGCGACGGCATTGGAACGACGTACGTGGACTTTTTTAAGAGAGTCTTTCAGGTGATGCTAACGTATGGCGCCGGGTGGGTGCTCACGGACTTGCAGGCGCTTGACTCAGGTGAGGCGCCACCTGCTTCACTTGAGGAGGAGAGGCAGCGCGGGTTGCTCGACCCGCACTTGGCCTGCTACTCTCCGCTCAACATCATCAACTGGCAGACGGACGAGATGGGAAAGTTGAAGTGGGCGGTCGTGAAGACTGAGGTGCAGCAGCAGGAGTTTTTGGAGAAGGCCGAGATCGTCACCACGTTCTATTACTACGACCGCGAAAATTTTCGAGTCTACGAGGATCGCCGCAGTCCTGAGGAGCAGACGCGCATCGCGACTGATGACAGTGGGAGGATGGCAAAGCTGATTCGCCAAGGCAGACACGCATTGGCGCACGTGAACCGCTTGCCTTTGCGTCGCGTGACGTTGAGCGAGGGGCTGTGGCTCGCGAATCGTGCGTACTTGCTCCTCGTGGATCACTTCAACCAGGACAACACGCTCGCGTGGATGCTGTTCATGTCGAACTTGGCAATGCCCGTGGTGATCGGCGACATAGATCCGAGCGGCATGACTTATAGTGAAATTGGTTTCTTGCACTTTCCTTCCGGCACGCTGTACCAGTGGTCTGAGCCAGAGGGGAAGAGCCTCGTTCACTCTGCGAAGCGCGTGGAGTCGCTTAGGGAAGAGTGCTTCCGCTCGATGAACTTGCAGGCTCAGGGACGCAGCATGCGGGCCACGCCGGCCATGCAGTCTGGTCGCAGCAAGATCTTGGAGATGGCGCCAGCTAAGCAAATACTCTCTGGCATGGGGGACGACGTTCGCGGTCACATGCAGGATGTGCTGACAGACGTGCGCGACGCGCGGCATGAGCCTGACGTCGAGCCAGACGTTCGAGGACTCACGTTCCAGGAGGACATGTCGACGGAGGAGGTGTTTGCGGTTTCCTCCTTCTTGAAATTAAGGATTCCCTCGCGCTTATTGGAGAAGTCCGTGATGAAGAAGGTCGCGAAGGCGTGGCTGATCGACGCGAACCGCGACGAGCTCGTCAAGGTGTACGAGGAGATCGACGCTGGACCGACCATTGAAGAGCGCGAGCGCAAGGACATGAAGGACCGCGTGAAGCTCGCGAAGGACAGCATGCAGGCATCCCTGGACGACAGGAGCAGCGGAAGTGCCATGCCTCCTGGGCGCGGCGGTGCTGGGCCATCCGTCAAGGATGGTTCTTCAGAAGGCAAGGGACAGGAGAAGTAGTCCCGTTGTGTAAGTTCATAGAAAAGGAGCAATAGCAGATGCCTACACCATACACGAGGCTGACTACGTCAGCTCTCACCTCTCTAGCGTCGACGACGCTGGGGGCCCTGTGTCCGTACCAGATCTTTCAAGTGGAAGAATTTCTCAACCGGGTCAATTGGGGCAACGCCAACAGCGTGGCCGGCGAGGGGTCCAATTCCGACGTCGGTGCACAGCCCACGATCACTCAGATCATCACGATGATCGGGACCAACAATCCGTAAGCAACCCTCCTGCAAACGTCGGCAAAATAACCATTTACAGGAGACGAGGAGCGGTGTATAATGAAGACTTGGAGTGAGGCCTTTCAACATGTCGATGCTAGGTAACAAGCCCGGTGGAGACGGCACCCCGCCTCCAGTCACGCTCGAGGGCGTGCTGGCCGAAGTGACGAAGCTCATAGATGCCAAGGTCGGGGCGAAGTTTGACGACTTCAAGAAGTCCGGGCTCGGTGATGCCATCAAGGCTCAGGTGGAGCCCGTGAACTCTCAACTGGCGACAATCAACGACGCTCTGGCGAAGTTGGTCGCTGGCCAGGGCGGATCGGGCGGTGCTGGTGAGGCTGCTGGCACAGGCACCGGCCGACAGCAGCTTCCTCCGGAAGCCAACGCGCGCTTCAAGGAGCTCACGGATCAGCTCAAGTCCTATGGCACTGAGATCTCAACCTTGAAGACGGCCAAGGAGCAGGCTGAGCGGCGCGCCGAAGAGACGGAGCGCTTCTCGACCATTCGAACCGCGCTCAACGGTCTGCCATTCGTCAACGATAAGGCGGCGGAGACCGCCTTCTCCATCGTTTCGCCGCACGTCCGTCGGCTCGATGACGGGTCCCTCGTTGCAGGGATCAATGGTGACAACTTTCCCGTGGATGCCTTCACGAAGGACTACTTGCAGAAGGATCATGGGTACCTGTTCAGGACGACCGGCGCGACCGGCTCCGGTGCTCCAGCGGCTGGCAGCGGCGTGCGCATGGGGGCCAAGGCCGACATTGGCTCCATCAAGGTCGGCATGAAGCAGGAAGATCGGCAAGCTGCCGTTGAGGCGATCGCGGCGGCGCTGCAGAGCAACGCGGCGTAGAAGAGATCAAGAGTTGGTGAGATTTTCGCACAGCCTGTTCGCCATAAGTACGTGCGCAGAGTGGCGGGTGGGTCGGTAGTTGCAATCAGCGCGGACTTAGTTCACTAAAAGGAGAAGAAAAGTATGGCCGCTATTACCTCGGCAAACGTGGCTTAATGGTCTAGGCCGTTGCCCGAGTAATTGGGCAAAGAAAATACCTCGTGAATTGCTGGAAAACCTAAACCTCTGAAGAGGCACGGCAATCAGCAGCCAAGCCCTGGTGACAGGGAAGGTTCAACGACTAGAGCGCAAGCTCGTAGGACCAAGCGGTCCGAAGCGCGAGGCTCCAGGAGAAATTCTGGATGATGATATAGTCTGAGCTGCTAACGAAAGTAGCAGAAGGTCGGGAATAGCGATCCCGGTCGCAACACTTCTGGAAGCCATCGTGAAGTTGGTCGCAGCCGACGCGCTGCCTGCGCTGGTCGGCAATCTTGTTATGGGCAACCTCGTCAATCGGTCCTATGAAGCCGATCTGGCCAATCAGGGGGACACGGTGAACATCCCAATCCCGCCCACTATGGCCGCCAACAACATCGCAGAAGGTGGCTCGGTGAGTACGCAAAGTCCCTCGCTCGGCAACGCGCAGGTCGTGATCAACACGCACGCGGAATCGTCGTTCCAGATTCCAGACGTGACGCGCGTCCTGGCACATCCTGACTTGCTCAACATGTACATGATGCCGGCGATCATCTCGCTCGCGGAGCGCATTGAGCAGGACCTGACACAGCTCTACTTGAACCTCACGGCCAACACGGCCGTCGGGACGTCGAACACGACCATCACGGAGTCGGTGATCGACAGCGCAGAAACGACCCTGTTCACGGCCAAGGTCCCAGATTCACTGCCCAAGTTCCTGATTCTCAGCGGCTCGACGTACTCGGACGCCCGTCAGATTCAGCGCTTCTCGGAAGACAAGGTGTCGCCGGAGTTCGCGGGCGTCATTCCGACCGGCATCGTCGGGCGCCTGAAGAACTTCTACGTCATGCGCAGCCAGTACGTTCAGAAGCCGAGCTCGACGACCTACAACTTGGCCTTCGCGCGCGACGCCTTCGCCCTGGTCATGCGCATGCTTCCCAAGCCGCTCCCGAACACTGGCGCGGTCGCGGAGTATGCTTCCCTTGGCAACTTCGGCATGCGCGTGGTGCTCAGCTACGCGCCCAATACCCTGGCGCAGCAGTTCACCGTGGACACCCTCTATGGCGTGACTGTGCTTCGCAACGTGTACGGCGTCGCGGTGCTGAGCTAGTTTCAGTGAAGACAGATCGAGGGGCTAGGCTGGCCTCTGTTTAATGGCCTGGCCCCAAGATTAGGAGAGTGAGATGGACCTCAAAGAGTATTTTAAGGACGCGCACGCTGAGGAAGCTAGGCTGGAGAAAGAGTATCCAGAGGGCGTCGTCCACGTGACGTCGCTCTTTCATCGTGAGAGGGGCTCGACGCCAGGCAGCACCTTGAGCGCCACGTGCCGCAATGCCGCGCGCGTCATCACAGACGGCACGCACAGGGTGTCGACTCAGGAAGAGATCGACGGCTTCTTGAAACACCAGCAGACTCAGTTGAGGAAGAATGCGGCGGCTGAGCAAGCCAACAAGAAGCAATACATCGTGGTGGTCAACCAGAAAGATGGCGAGTCTCCCGAGGCCGTCTTCGCCGGCGGGGCTGAGGCTGCTCCGGCGATTGGCCGTGGAAAACAAGTCAGCAACAAGTAGCGGTGGGGCTGCTTGGCGAGTCCAAGGCGCGCAGCTTAAATGAACGCAATCATCGACGCCCACTAAGTTTCGGCAATGCTTCAAGAACAAGGAGCTAACGGAAGACGACGCTCCTAGGAGAGATCCATGACTTTGACAGAAGTTCAATCGCGCGTCATCAAGACCGCGTCTTTCGTAGGCTCCAGCATCGACGTCTCAGGCATGACCGGTGACTGGACGCTCAAGCTGCAGGTCGAGGCCTTGTCGGACTCGACTGCCGGCAACGTCCCGACCGTTCGCTTCGGCTTCGAGGACGCCGTGCTCCCGGACTTTACCGGCGCTCTCATGGGCCCGACCATCGACTTCAAGGGGACGCTCGCTAAGTCGTACGACAAGGTGAAGTCCTTCAAGAAGCAGGACTTTCCCGGTCTGCGCATCGGCGTCGCGAGCGGCATCCTCCGGCTGAAGCTCCTGGAGCTCTCGGCGTATGCGAGTGGCGCTGTCATTCCGACGACCACGACCACGGGCACCTGCACCTATCGGGCTTGGGTCGAGTCCTAGGCGAAGGTTTTCACGAAGAGCGTGGCGGGGCTTGGCGGAGATTCCGCTGAGCCCCGCTTTAGCATTGTGCGTGAGTGGGGAGGTCTGCTTTGCTTTGGACGGACAGCATATTTCTTGCGCCGGGAGACTTGGCACGGATAGACTCTGAAGTGCAGACAGTCGCCACCTCGGAGAGTATCACGTTGACTGGAGACAACGGGATGCTGCGAGGTGCTGTTGAGGAGGCTGCAAATGAGATGATGAAGCTCGTCATCTCTTTTGGCGGCTACCTCAATGCTGGTGACTTGACGGCCAATCATCTCGCGGCTGTGCTCAACGTAGGCATTGGCAACTCAGTTCGACAGAAGGTTGGCCTACAGCAGATAGTGGTCTCTGGCGACGTGCCTGGACAGTGGAACTGGGTTAAGCAGTGGGTCGTGTACTGGGCGTTGAGAAATTTCTACCGTGATGCTTTTGCCAGAGTCGGCGGCGATCGCTACAAAGTGAAGATGGACTTCTACAGGGAGGAGATGCAGCGCCGCATCACCTCTAACCTGTACACGCTTGGCATTCCAGTGGTCATCAGGCCCTTGGTCAGGCCTGCGGCAAAGTTCGAGCGGAACACGGGCACTTGGGACTCGAGCAACGTGAACTTAGTCACGGGGTCGGGGATTGCCACGACGCCGTTCGACGTGGTGGTCACGTACTGTGACATGAGTCAGTCGAATTTCTACGCGAGTGCCGCCATGCCGAACAACTGCGAGTCTGAGCTGTCGGACGTCGTCACCGTGACGCCTGGCGGCGCGCAGGTCATTGAGGTCGACATCACCTCGCTGAATCCTCCCTCTGGAGCACAGCATCCTTCACAGATTCTTGTAGTCGTGGTGTCGCCACTGCGGGCGACCCACTGGAACGTGTACATCGGCAACCAAGGAGGCGTGCTGTATTTGCAGAATGCTGCACCGATACCCATCACGACGAAGACGTACACGTTGGCGAGTGATCCAGTGATGAGTGGCTACGAGTCATCCAATGGGCAGTATCCAGACAGGCGGTTGTCGATCGCGCCAATGAGGCAGCGTGCGTAGGCACTTTTTCACAGCTTAGGAACTGATGATCTCTCAAGAAAAAGTCGACGCCCACGTGAACAGAGTCGAGAGACTGACACTCAGCTTCGAGACTCAAGTCTCGCGTGAAGTTGACCGCGTGGCTGCAGACGTCTCTGAGTACGTTCTCAAGACGTTGAGCGTGCATCGAGGGGTCGTCGTGTGGTCTCCAGAGAATGCGCAAGGCGTGCTGGCGATTGAGGACGTCTTTCAAGAGTCCTTGGACGTGTCCGACTACTACCCCACGGTTCTTGCCTTTGTTGAGAGCTTCGCAGACCAAGTCAGCGACTTTGACTCCATGCACGAGGGCACACCACCGTCGTCGTGCGTCCTCACGTCAGGAGATCGGGGCGTGCTCTCGAGCCAGGCATCCGTGGCTGTCGCGATTCTCGAGGGCCACTCGACCCAGGGAGTCCTCAACGAGCTTCGTCAGCTCCTGGCACGGTCACTCGGCAGTGTCTTGAGACTGTCTGAGTTGGCCCAAGAGATCAATGCCATCGTTCGGAAGATGTCGCACGTTGGGCCGATTGGAAAAGACCAAGCAAACCTATGGCATCGTTTGTTATGTTCACTGGCGTATCGTAGAGTCGAGGAGCAGGGGACGAAGCTCGCCTACACTTATGCAGGTCCGAGGACCAACTCTACCAGGGGCTTTTGCTCCAGGCTCTTGTCCGGCAACTCTCTGACGCTTGGCGAGGTCGCCGCGCTCGACAACGGCCAAACTCAAGATGCTTTTCTAAATGGTGGTGGGTTCGGCTGCAGCCACTTTTGGTTTGGCGAAGCTTTGGAGGTAGGTCGTGCTAGCTAAAGTCTCGCAGCAGGTCCTGGACGCAGTCTACGCGCGCCTGTCGGCCGCCAACGGGTACAATGCTGGCCTGCTGACGCAAGCCCCCCTGTATGGCCTTCAAGCTTCGCTCATGTCACTGGACTTTTCCTCAAGCAGCCAGAACTTTTACTTTGATCAGATTGACTCGGAGATGCTCGAGAAGTCTGGCACCATCAGGTATCCGTTCGCCTCACTGTACATACTCGACTCTATTCAGACGAACGATCAAAAGTTCGTGCAATTCTCTGGCGCCATTCGCTGCATATTTGACGTGAACCTCTCCTGGGTTCCTGTCAGAGGGACCCAGAACAGGGAGATCTACTCCAGCTGCGTCGAGGACGTGGTGGTGGACGTCATCAACAGGGTCGACAATCAGAATTGGGGGAAGCCGCTCGTGTACAATGGGCAGATTCAGTGCAGGAGAGGACCGACAGTCTTTGGCGCGCAAAACTATAAGAAGAGAATCAGCTTTATCATGCTCTTTCAGCTTCATCAGTGACAGGTTCGGCAACAATGTTGTGTCCTTGTCGGTCTCTATGTTGTACAATTGAAATTGGATTGGAGTCCTTGCATGATTGCTTGCAGATACGTCGGTGGTGACTGCTCACAGATTGGAGACCGCGAGTTTGACGCGGTGGGGCAGCGAGCCGTCTTCAGCGAGCAGGGCTTTCGTGAGGCAGTTCTCGGAAATGCCCCGTTCATCGTGGAGGAGGACTTTAGCAAGGTTGACTTCACAGCTGATGAGCTCTCGATGCATGGGCAGTCGGGAGCCCGCATGGACCCGCCACAGTCGTTCAACGACAAATTGACCATGGCGCAGCAGATGTTTCGCGAGGTGCGGGCAAGGATGGAGAGCGAGGCCAGCAGCGTGCTGGCTGAAGCCTCCGACAACGTGGACGTTCGAGAGCCGGAGCCTGCAGTCAGTCTCTAGCTTAGAAGAATAGGAGAGTTGATAGGCAATGGCTAATTACTCATTTTCACGCCTTGAGCGTGCGTACTTGCAAAAGCAGCCTACTTTCGGCACGATCCCGAACGCCTCAGGGACGGCATCGGTCGGGAACTCCAACGCTTGCCGCTTCATTCGGATGGAGTTGCAGAATGAAGTTGCCCTCCTGGAACGTCAGGACAAGACCGGCACCCGATCTCAAGAGGGAATGGTCGGTGGACGCAAGGCTGGTCGATGGAGCATCGAGATGTCGCTCGCGGCCAACGGGACGTCTGGCACGGCGCCGGATTGCGACCCCATCCTCGTTGCCATGTTTGGGCAGACGGCGGCCGTAGGCGCTGGAACGTACGCCATCGCCAGCTCGACGGCGGCGCTGCCCATCGTCGTCACTTGCGCGGCGCACGGCATCACGTCTGGAACGTTCGAGGTCGTGACGATCGCCGGCCACACGGTCAACACGGCTGCCAATGGAACGTGGCTGGCCTACGCCGGCAGCACGACTGCGTTGACGCTCGTTGGGTCGGATGGTTCCGCGTCCACTATTGGAGGTGCGACTGGCACGGTCAGCAGGGTGAAGCTGACGTACACCTTCGTCGATGACATCACCCAGTTCACCCTGTGGTCTTTCCGCACAGCTGCAACTCTCGACCAACGCGTCGGCCACACGTGCGTGGTTGCGGAGGCGACGTTCAACCTCAATCAAGACGTCGCGACTTGGCAGGCGAACGGTGACTGCTTGTGGGTGCTGCGCAGCAAGGACTTTGCCACGGCTGACGTCTATCAGGCGGGTGGCTTGACGACATTCACCCCGGAGCCCACGACTCCGGTGACCAGCGGGAGCATCATTCCGGGATTCACCGGTCGGTTCGTGGCGGGGGCTAGCTCTACGACGGCTTCCGTGTACGCTACCGCGGCCGTCGCGTTCCCCACCATCAGGAACGCCACCATCAGGGTCCAGACGAACAACATGCTGGTGCGTGACACGTTCGGCAGCTACTACGCAACGCTCACCGAGGGCGACGTGCGGAACGTGACTCTCTCGTTCAACATCTATGACGATGACAGCGCGGCAGTAAACCTGCTGAAGACGTGGGGCGACAGCAAGGCGCCGGTCGACTTCGTCTTGAACCTTGGGACTGTGGCGGGGAATGTGTGGGTGCACTACATGAAGAATGTGTACCTGGCCTCGCATCAGCTCTCGGACGGTCAGCTTCGCTTTGATGCGAGCTATGCCGATAGTCGGGCCACTACCTCGAATCTCGGGGTCAAGGATGAATACTCGCTCATCATCGCGTAGGCTGATGAGTCGAGCTTGAGCGATTGAAGAGAGCGGGCCCCTTGGCAGGGGCCCGTGAATTTGTTTAGGGAGAAAACCGCACACAATGAAACATGCATACCATACGACTCGAAGCATTCCACTTGAGACCTTTCCTGGGGTGGAAGTGGTGCTCCGCAAGATGACTGAAGGTCGCAGGCTGGAACTTCGCAAGGCGATCGGTGAGCCAAACCGTAGGATTCGGGAGATTCTCCGTGAGCAGGCGGCCATCGAGCAGCAGCCTGAAGAGACTCGAGACATGTCGAAGTGGCTCGAGCTTCAGGACGAGTTCGACGGCATCATGCTGGAGAGCATCAACGTGGCCTGGGTTCGCTGGGGCGTAAAGCAGATCTCGGGTCTGGAGGTCGACGGCAAGTCGCTGGGCGTCGAAGATCTGATGGATTGGCCGTCGGAGATGTTCGGCGAGGTCCTCTCCCTAGTCAAGGGCGAGGCTGAGTTAAACGGGACAGAAAGAAAAAACTCCGAGTCGCGTACCACTGGTGGAGAACCGGCGCCAGTGAGTCCGAGTCCTTCGACTGCGGACAGTGCAAGAAGCGCGGATGGTGGCGCGAGCGAAACTGTCGTCTCCATTTCCCAAGCAGGATAGACCCGAACAGGGCAGTCTGCTGGGAAGCTACGTACAAAGACACGGGCGGTAAGCCGTTCGTGCTTTTCGACACTCAAACATCGGAGTGTCCTACCTCTCTCTTCGTGACCGAGTCCAGGGGGTCGCGAAATGCTCAGACGTCGCTTGAGCTCGTCGCCTACTGGTCAAGGGTGAGGATCCTCAAGGAAAGTCTCGGAGCTTCGCCTCACGGGGGCGACCTCAATAAATTTCCCGCTCGCATCGTGGACGCGTTCGTCATCCTCGCAGAAGAGCACAACCGCGTGGAGAGCATGCGGTATGCGCAGCAGCCTCGACCCCAGCAGCAAGCCCCCACGCAGCGGAGAACCAGGAGATAGCAGATGGCGCTAAACGATAGTTTTCTTAACTCTATTTCAGATGCTCTAGTGGGAAAGTCTGCTGTCCCTCTGGATACGTTGGTATCTAAGTTCGGCGAAATCGTGGCCGGCACTGAAAAGAATGCGAGGACTTTGCAAAATCTCTTGGGCGACATGCATCAAGCTTTTGCAAAGGTATTTAGCCACATCTCTGGTACCACAGTTACCAAAGACTGGGTAAAGGCACAGCTCAGCTCGTCTGCAGGACCTCGTCTTACTAGCAACCTTCCGACTCACACCATTGACCAATCATCTTTGCTTATTAAAGCCTTTGGCCGGATACTGGAGCCATTGACCAATGAGATCGCACAGTTTCGCAGGGAACTTATCAAGCAGAATGCCTCACCTTCTCTGAAGCAACGCGGCATAATCGACCCCAATAGGGGACGTGAGGAGGTTAGGCAGTACGCTGTAGACAGGGAAAATGACAGGATCGCCAGAGTCAGGGCTCAAAAGCAGCAGGCTAGGTTAGAGTTCCTGGAGCGCAAGGCCGAGGCGCGTGAGTCGCAGCAGGCTTATGAACGCCAAAAGATTTCTGGCACCACCTCCTTAGCCAGTGCCATTGCTGCTACTGGCCTAAGATCTTCAATTGAATCTGAGCAGGAGCCTCGTCTGGCAAGGCCCCGCAGGCTGCGCATGGACTCAGGGCAAAGGCTCCTAGAATCTCAGCCAGGACTGTCGCAAGCAAATAGAGATCTTCGTAGAGAAGCTTTCATCAGAAGGCAATCAAGGGCGCATGATGAGCGCGAGGAGATACAGGGAAAAATTGAGGAGGTGCTGAAGAGCAGCATTCCTGCACTTAGAAAAGGTCTCGTAGAGACTGCACGAAGCGGCAAGGTGCTGATCACTGACATCGAGGCTACTAACCTTCACACGGTAGAACTTACCGCTAGCCTGTACGAGTATGACAAGGAAACTGGAGAACTGGGCAGGGCTATCGACTCGTACACTGCAACTATGCGGTATGGCAGGATGCGACTTGGCACGGCGAAACGCCTTGACGAGGCTAGGATATCTGGTGCTGGCATAGTATCCAGAGGAGGAAAGCACTACCCGATGCCAAGCGATCTCAGGTGGCTTGGCAATAAGGGGTTAAACCTTGCAGAATTGAATGACTCGCCTGGAATCTCTCAAACCCGTCTCCGGTACATGGCCTCCAAGGCTGACCTCGCAGTGGCCCATTGGCCTGCAGCCGACCTACAGAGACTTCGCAAAGTAGTTCCTGGAATTGAGTCTGCAGTTCCCTGGGCAGATTCCTCCACCCAGATCCCCTGGAAACGTCCGCTTGGATTCCCTGCTGCGGGCTTGCAAAAATTATTGGGATTTCACGGGCTCTCTACTCCTGGAACCGCACATAGGTCGGAGGCTGATGTTGGCTCTGAAGCTGCTCTGCTTTCGTCTCGGCACCCACAGAGCGTGGGTGGTGGCCGGACCTACATGAAGATGATGCTTGGCAACATCATTGGGCCGAGCTCGGTAATGGAGCAATTCGTCTCTTTGCCGGTTGAGGATGCACGGAATAGGTTGGAGCACATAGATAGGAAACTTAAGTCTGGAAGAAGCCACTACGTCGAGACTCTGGATGCAGTTCTCCCAGAGGATGAGGGCAGAGTCACTGCCAAGGGCAAGCATGATCCGGCGCAGGAGTCCTTGCCGCCTACTATGGGCATGGGAGCCTTAGCATTGGACGCTGAGAAGAGGAGCCTTGAAGAGTTTCTTAGAAATGCTTTGATAGTCCCTGCACGTGAGATCGCGCAGGTGTATACTAAGCATGCTGAAATATTGGCTGCGCAAGCTGCTGAACCGACGCTTGGACTTGATCGTGGTTCTGGTAACAGGGAGATGGGTCCGGACATTGCTCTCGCTACCTTGCGTCGCGTAAATGATGAGATGGACATGCAGCGTCCAGTGTCGTCGAGATTTCGTCTAGGCATGATGCCTCTGTTGCCTGGAGTCATCAGTGGTAGGGAATCTCCCATTGAGGCGCAGCTCACTCAGTCTTATACTGTGAGGAAGGACGCTAGAGCGAAGCAGCTTTTGGACTTCGCTAATCAGGAAGCCATCCTACGCAGTCAAGACACTTCTTTACAAGTTGGCGCTGTCATCACTGATGCTAGCGGGAAGGTAGTTGGTGCCGGGGCAAATAGATTTCCTAGAGGAACTTCTTCTACAGAGATTGCTAGGTTAAACCTTAAGGAAAATCGGGGTGAGAAGTTAGGCATAGTGCGCCACGCCGAGCACGAGGCGCTCACAATGGCAGGGGCTGGTGCGAAGGGTGGTACCGCCTACGTCAATTTCATGCCGTGTGACGCCTGCATGGCGAAGTTGGCTAATGCTGGAGTGTCCAGGGTTGTACACGCACAATTGCCAGAGAAATATGCAGGCGTGGCAAAGAGCTGGCAAAAGTACTGGGATAAGGCTCAGGGTGTAGCTGATCAGGCTGGTATCAGTGTTATGTCTGTTGGTCCTGGTGGAGAGCTTCCTCCTTTCAAGACGGAGGAAATCGAGCGCTTCATAGCCATGAATCGCGGCAAGAGCAACATCTCCAACATACAGACTGCTATGCAAATGGCCAGGCAGCTTGGTCCGGGCCACGCAAAATTCTTGGACCTTGCTGATATAGCGGGCGCTGGTCAGCTTGCTGGACGCACCGCCAGGAACGCTGCCGCGGCGACCGCGTCGCGTGACGCCTACACCAAGTTGCTGGCCGCGCCCAGCGTCATTGGTAGTGAGCGAGCGTCTGCACAGCAGCCCATGAGCGAAGCCAAGCGGAAGGGCTTCGAGTACGAGGCAAAGAGGAGAGCTAGCCAGAGGGGCTTCATCACGGCCGACTTCCTCGACTTCTTGAATCCGTTTAGCAAGAAGGGCAAGGAACAGCAGCCACCCAGGGACTATCGTGCCGAGATGCGGTATGATGCAACCTACGAGAAGCTCAAGAAGCTCTCTGACGCGATAGGCGCGACGGAGAGCTCATTCAAGCACCTCAACGAGGTGATCGCGCCACAGAAGCTGGCCGACGTCGCAGCGCGTCGAGGACACGTGTCTGAGCTAGCTTCGCGCCGCGTCGAGGGCATAAACGAAGCTCAAAAGGCCACCGAGAGCGCGCTGGGCTTCA